GGGGCGGGTTTCGCGGATTTCGTCGCCGGCCTGCGGTTCGATCGTCACCGACGAAATCACCAGGTCGCCCGCTTTCACGATGTAGTCGCGAATCCGCGACGTCACCGTCGTGCCGCCGTATTCGTCGGCCATTTCCATACGCGTGTCGCCGACCAGGGCCGTAATCGACACGGTGTCGGTTCCCCGGTAATAGACAACGGCAACGCCTTCGATCGTTTTCAGCGACGCGATCATTTGCTGATATGCGGTCGAAATACTCACCAACACAACCCCCCGCCACGCGGGGGACGGGACGACGTGGAACGTCCCGCCCCCCCAGGCGACCAGGAACCCGCACTAGGTCACGATCGATTCACTGTCGCTCACGCCATCGCTCACGATGATCGGCACGCCGTAAGCCTCGCTCGGGAACGGGGCCGGTGCGCCGGTTGCGTTGGTCGCCGTTCTCGACTTCTGAAGCTGCTTCAGCGATCGACGGGACATGACCAGCATCGACGGACCGCCGCCAGCCGGGAACACCGACAGCAACTCTGCCAGGTGATCGTCGGACAGTGTGGCTCCGCTGTCGGCGGTGACGTTGCACAGCCGACCGACGGAATATTTCCCGCCGATCTGCAACCCCAGCCAACCCGAAATCGGCGTGTAGTAGGCCGGATAGGTTCCGGCACTTGAACCGGAAATCCGCTGCACGACCGAATCGCCGATGTCGATTTTGCCGTCGTCGCCGGCGATCACGACACTGTCGTTCATATCGCCACCGGAACGGATGGCCCAGACACTCGACGCGGCGGAAGTCGCACCGCCGGCCGAAACGACCATGTCGTCGGCGACCGCGTTCAGGTTGCCGTCGTCGGGCAGCCCGTTGAACCCGTCGGCCTCGTTCCCAGTGCCGGAAAGAATCTGCTTTTCGGCGTGGAAGAATGCCGACTTCAGATGCCGGACGGCCTCGCGGGAAATGTAGGCCTCGGGACCGCCGCGATAGGCGTCGGCCAGGGCCTTGTCGAGCGCGAAACTGGCGTCCAGGATCTTCAGGTTGATCGTCACCAGCGTGTCGGCCGACTTGGTGTTGTCGAGACCGTCGTTGACGGCCCGGAAACCGACGACCGGCGCGCCTGTTTCCTTGACGTACTTGTGATCCGTGCCGGCCACGACGTCCGCGGCCAACGCGGCCAGCAACGGCGCGGCGTCCAGCAGATCGGAAATATCACGATCGGCCAGGTTTGCGTCGTTGATCGTGGTCAGGTCGGACAGTGTCAGAAAAGTATCAGCCATTTTCTTACGCCTTTCAGTTTGGGGTCACTTCGCCAGCCACGGCGTTTTCGTTCAGTTGTTGGAAATTCGAATCGCCCGGCGAATCACCGCGGCGGCTCTGCCCATGCTCCGGGCGTCCTTGTCGATCTCCTGCGATGCGGGATCGGCGTCGTTGAACGACAGCGGTTCGTCTTCGCCCGCTGCCAGGTCGGTTTTCAGGCGGTCGTTTTCAGCCCGCAACACGACCGCTTCCTGTTCGAGTGAACGCACGTACAGTTCGCGGGCATCGTCAAAAGACTTTCCTTCGGCGAACCAGACGCCGCCCTGTTCGCCGAACGCGTCCAGGAACCGTTGACCGTCGGACAGTTCCGCCGGCGGGTCGTCCGTCTCGACTGCGGCTTCCTCGTCGGCCACTTCGGCTTCGACGTCGGCTGCGATTTCATCGGCGGTGTCGTCGGCTTCAACGTCGGCGACAACTTCGTCGGCGACCACTTCGTCGGTCGTTTCGTCGGCCACGACGGCCGCGGTTTCGTCAGACATACTGTTTTCCCTTTTCAAGATTTGCAGCCCGTGACGGTCCAGGAATCGAGCCACAAAGCCCGCCACGCGTCCGGGGTCAATGTCCAATTGCTTCAATGCCGGCTGTTCGCTCGACAGCCCCAGCGCGAACGACAACAGCCGCTCGGCCTCGCCGGCGATTTCGTCGCCGCGGTGGAACAGCCCCGACGGGTTCGCCGCCGGTTCGTCCACGACGTCGACGGCCCGCAACGCCGCCAGTCGGGCGTGTGGCAGGTTGGCCGCGTTGGCCGGATCCGGCGTGTCGGGGTTCAACGTCCGGTGTTCGGACTCTGCCCCGGCGTCGGACTCGAACACGATCGACAATCCGAACATATCCGGTTCGATTTCGGCCAGGTCCATCACGTAGTCCGCCAGGTTGCCGTCGGGCGTGTCGTGCGCCGTCTGCGAAATGTGCAGGTCGGCCCGCACGACGTCGCCGTCGACGGTCGCGTTCTGAACGCGGCCCAGGTATCGCCCCAGCCCGTCGCCGGACAATCCAGGATGCGTGAAACGCGATTTCACTCCGTCGCGAAGATTGATCGCCGCGGCCGACTGGTGCAGGAACTCGCGATCGATCCAGACACCGTGTCCCAGCGCTTCGCCGCGTGTGATGACCGCAACGCCGCTAATCAGTCCCGTAGACTGTTCGCCGCCGGCCCGGTCGACCGACGTGTCGGCCTGACCGCGAACCGTAGTCGATCGGAAATACACGGACGGGCCGGATAGGTCGCGATCAGTTGCCATTGTCGTCGTCCCCTTCGTCAATATCCAAAACCGCCGGCAGCTGTTCGTCGGCGGACAACAGGCCGCGTTGTTCCAACGCGTCGCGTTCCCGCTCCAGCTGGTCGACCACGTCCAGCCAGTCGTCGCCGTAGCGTTCGGCCCGGATTTCCGACCGGGTCCGTAGGCCGGCGTTGATCGCTTCCACGTCGCCGCGGATTTCTTTCGCCGGATCCCACCAGGCCAACCCGGCCGGGATCCACTCCCATTTCAAATCCGCCAGGGATCGGCCCGCCGGCAGAGTCAACGCGCCGTCTTCGATGAACAGCGCCAGCCGCCAGGCCGTGAGCCGTCGCAGCACGTCCTTCACGTCGGCCCGCTTCGGCTCACACGATTTTTGATAGTGCAGCAACGCACCGCGGGATCCGTAGAAATTGGTGAACGATTCGTCGAAGAACGAAAACGGGATATCCAACGACTTCAACGCCACCGAAATCATCAGCTGCGTGAACGTCTGGAATTCGGCCGCGGGGTTCTTCGATTCGATAAACTCCGCTCGCGCCCCCGGCTCCAGGTCCATCACCAGCGGACCCGCCCCGAAATCGATCGCCGGCGCGTCCGCGTCGGTAACGTCCAGGTTGCCAGGCGAATCCAACGCGTCGCGGTACAGCACCAGCCCGAACAGTTGCGACACCTTCGCCTTCGCCAACGCGTAGTCGGCGGCTTCGTAGACGTCGCGGAATGCGTTGACCGCCGGAGCCAGCGGGGACACCCCGCGGACCTGGTCGAACCGATCGAAGAACCCGTGATGAATCACGTTGCGAGCCGCGACCATCCGGTCCAGGTCATAGCCCAGGCCACCGCTGCCGCGACGGTGGACCGCGTAACTAATCGCCTTCCCGGCCGCGTCGACGCGGACGCCGTGCGTCCATGCCGTATCGGGCATCGACAGCGAATCGGAACCGGGATTGATGACCCGGTCGCCTTCGATCGCCTGTAGCTTCCCGCGGACCCGCTGGCCGGTCAGCTTGACCAGGAACACGTCACCGTCGACGGTGCGGCGTTCTTCGGCCAGGCGGATCAGCCGGCCCAACCCGTGACGCCCCGCAACGTCGCAGTTTTCCGGCCGGCTCCACCAGGTCATCAGGCGTTCAATGTCACGGTCCAGCCCGTCGTCGCCCGTGCGGCTCTGGAATTTGAACGACGATACGAAATCCAAATGCTTCCGAATCGCCCAGGCCGCAATCGAAAAATTCCGCGACAGGTCGCGGCTTGCACTCTGAAGAACGCGACGCTTTTTCGCCGTCAACGCGCGGTCTTCGGACGTCAGGGCCGACGTCGGTGCGCGGCGTTTTTGTTTCGACGTGTCGGCCCCGTCGTACCCAAACCGCCGCAGTAGATTCGACGTCAAACCCATCTAGAACCCCGATAACTTGATTCGGGCGGTGACAGGCCGACGGTTTTTGTCGGTGTTGTCATCAGCTTGCAACCGCCGCAGTTGCGCCCGGATCACGTCCAGGTCGCGAACTATCGTCTGTCCGTCGACCGTCACGGTCGTGGCCCCTGTTTCCAAAATCGCTTCCAGTTCGGCGATCTTCGCGGAATTGTCGGCCATGCGGACTCCGGTGTTTATCGACAGACGGCCAACGAAAAAAGCCGTGCAGGGAGTGTGGCCCCACACGGCCTTTAGTAATCGTTGGCGAACGCAGGGGATCAGCCCGCGCCGCCTGTCGTGTTCGTTCACTGATTAGACGCTAAAACCGCCGGCGTGTTCTACAGCGGAAATGTCATTCGATAATTTATTCCGCGCGGTTTTCAAAAAATTGATCGACCCGGTGCTGTCCGCAAACCGTGCAGCTGGTGCGCTTCCAGGACACGAAATTGTACGGCGTCCCTTCCGGGTCGATCCCGCCGACGTGCATATCCCGCACGCCGGTGTACGGTTCCCGATCCGTCGATCCGCACGACCTGCATCGGGTCAGCGTCGCGACCACGACGTCCCGTTGTTTCGTCCGCGCGCCCTTCGGCCGGCCAGGCTTCCGCTTCCGTGCCGCTTTCTTTTTCGCCATCCGTGACCCCTAGAATAGTGCCTTTTGCCGCAGCCGTTCCGCCGCGATTTCGCAATACCGTTCTTCGACTTCGATTCCGATTGCCCGCCGGCCCAGGTCAGCCGCCGCCCGCAGCGTCGACCCCGCGCCCATGAACGGGTCCAGAATCAGATCCGCGTCATGATTTCCGATCGCCCGGCCCATCACCGCAACCGGTTTTTGTGTCGGATGGTAGACGTTCGCCGCATCGCGTTTCATCTCCCACACCGTCGATTCCGTCGACGGCCCCGACCACAACGTCTTCGACTTCGGTCCCTTGCAATAGACGATCATTTCCTTTCGTTCTTTGTACTGGGCACGCATTGCCGCATATTTGGAGTTTGTTTTATGCCACACAATCAACGCGTGTATTTGCCCGTTGCCGTTCATGATTCCCCGGAACACTTCAAAGCATTTTGTGCCGGCAAAAAACAGGTAACACGGACCCCGGCAGACGTCGAACAGCAACGGTACGGCCCAGGAATACACGTCGCCGTCGTCGCCGGCCAGCGATTCACGTTTGTTCTGGATCCGCGCATCCCCCGAATGGAAATGCCCGCCTTCGTACCCAACGCCATACGGCGGATCCGTCACGACCATATCGACCCCCGACAGCGTCGGCACAATGTCCCGGCAGTCGCCGTGATAGATCACGATCCCGTCCCGTTCGTAATACGGCGTCACCGTCATCCCTTACCAGTTCACCGCCGACACTTTCCGACGTCGCGCCTTCTTCGGCGGCTCACGCGGAGCCGTACCCGGCAGCACGCACCCTTCGACACTCGCAGCAACCGCCGACCCGACCAGGCAATCGAGCCAATGGTTGTCAGGTTTTTCCGGTCGCAGTTTTCATTCGTCCACAACCCGCCCGCGACCTTCGGTCCGCACCCGGTATTCCGCGACCAGGTGATCGGACAGCATCCGGTGCTTC